TCTACGCCAGGAACGACGCTCTCGCCGCACCGTGGTTCGCCCCGGCCGGCGTGAACAGGGGCGTGGTGCCCGGCATAACGGACGTCTTCAGCCGTCCGACTCTGGAGGAGCGCGACCTGATGTACGGCAACCGCAACGCGGTCAACCCGATCGTCCAGTACGCCGACTTCCAAGACTTTGTCGTGTGGGGCCAGAAGACGCTCCAGAGGAAGCCGACGGCCCTTGACAGGGTCAACGTCAGAAGGCTGATGTTCGTGATCGAGAAGAGAATCCGCCAGGCTTCGCGTTCGCTCCTGTTCGAGCCCCATGATGAGCAGTTCAGGGCTAGGTTCGTGGACGTAGCCACGGCGATACTCCAGGAGATTCAGGTCGGAAGGGGCCTGTCGGCCTTCATCATCAAGGCGGACGAGGAGATAAACACCCCGGACGTCATCGACAGGAACGAGTTCAGGGCTAGGATCGGCGTCCAGCCGACCAAGGCTGTGGAGTTCATGTTTATCGAGTTCAGCATCCACAGGACGGGAAGCTTTGAGGCCGGTTCGGACACCTTTTGATCAGGTTTGAGAGATAACATAGGAGAACAAGAAAATGCCGATTAACATGGGTATAGGCCGCCTTGGCGGCGACAACGTCATCCACAAGAGGAAGTTCAGGTGGACTTTCGCGGTGGAGAGGAGAGGGGGCAAGAGGGTTCCCGCCAGCTTCGTCAAGATGGCTGCCCGTCCCAACATCGCCATCGAGGAGACCGAGATCAACTTCCTCAACGCCAAGACCTGGATACCCGGCAAGGGCGCTTGGGAGCAGATCACCATCACCTACTACGACGTAGCAGTCGTGGGCGGAGGAAAGGGCAACGAGGAGCTGTGGAGCTGGCTTGCCAGCGTCTATAACTTCATCGACAACGTCAAGCTTACCCAGTCGTCCACGAGGGACTGCTACGGCGGAACCGGCATTTGCACCCTGTACGACGGCTGCGGCAAGGAACTCGAGGAGTGGAGGCTTTTCGACTGCTGGCCGACCAGCGTCAATTTCGGAGAGCTCGACTACGCCGCTTCGGAAGAGGCGGTGATCGAAGTCCAGCTGCGGTACTCCAACGTCAAGTACACCAACATCTGCGGCAACAACCCGAATGCGGAGTGCTGCGGTTGCGGCGGGCAGGGCCCCGGCGGCGGCTCATCGGTCGACTGATACGGTCGGCTGGTACGATCAAAGAAAAAGGCCGTGGGCTCGCGCCCCGGCCTTTTTTTTGGACTTTTCGCTCTGGTATTGTGGAGGTTTAAATTGGGAAGGAACATGGGCCTGGGCGTCCTGGGCGGCGCGCTAACATGCTTTAAGCGCAAGTTCAGGTGGATGTTCTTCGTCGACGATGTGATCGGCGAGGGGGCCAACATGCTGCCTCCTGACAAGGGAGCGAGGCCCAGCCTCAATTTCAAGGAGATACAGGCAGAGCACCTGAACGAGACCATCTTCTTCGCCGGAAAGCCCGACTGGAAGCCGATCCAGGTCACCCTGTTCGACCTCGTGACAAACAAAAACCCGGTGTTCGGATGGCTGAAAAACCAGTACGACACCTGCGGCGAGGATATGGGCGAGTGGAAGCGTCCGAACATGAAGTGGAAGAGGGACGCGAGGCTGGAGATGTACGACGGTTGCGGCAAAGTTCTTGAGCGGTGGCGGATACGAAACGCATGGCCCAACAACATAGAGTGGGGCGACCTGGACATGGGCGATTCCGGATACGTCACTGTCGAGCTCACCCTGCGCTACGATCGGGCGTGGATCGAGGGATGCTAGTCTAAGTCCCTACGCAGGAGGTCTCTCATCTCTGCCAGCTTGTCCTCCAGTTGCTTAGACTTGAGGTTGAGCTTCCGACAGGCTCCGCTTTTGTTCAGCCTGCCCTTTTTGGTGTAGACCTTCTTCTCGTCCTCCAGAAGCGCCTCAACTATGTCTCCGTAGCCGTTCTTTATGAGCTTGTCGATCAGCTCTTGCCTTTCAAGGTGTTCTATACTCATGCAGGAGATTATATACGGTTCTTTAGATTAAATCAATGGCTTCCGTGGTCGAACATCTGCTTCCCGTTCTTGAACGTAGACCCGCCCTCCGATATCTGTATGTGGTGGAGGTACTTCCTTTTTAGTTCGTTGTAGTTTCTGGCTGTTCTGTAGAGCTGTCGGAAGTGGTTCAGTATGCAGGTCGTCATGTAGTTGAACGCCTTGCCCTTCCTGGAGTCGAACCTGTCGATCTTGTCGAAGCAGATCATCACGCCCTCCTGGATCGCGTCGTCTGCGTCTATCAGCTGGAACTTCGCGTATCTGACTATGTTCTCCGAGAGAGTGAAGAAGGCTGTTGCGAGCTTCTGCTTCGATAGGTCGTAGTTGTTCTCGGAGGCCTCGAGCATTCGCTTCTTCTCCGAAAGGACGGCCTTGTTGGAGGAGAACTCGACCTTCCTACTCTTCTTGCGATCTATGGTTTCGGACACTTCATCGATGAGTATCTTCAGCCTATTTTGAGTCCTTTTCGAATCCTGGAAGGAGTTGATTAGCGACTCAAAGGTCTTGTTATTTAGATATTCGTTCACTTTCCTCCATATTTTGTTTCTTCCAGGCCATTATTCTTTCTGCTGCCTGGCTCTTGGCTTCCTCGAACCATTCGTTGGCGACCCTGCGGTAGTCCGGCGAGTAGAGCACCCCGAGGCTGATGCTTCTGGCGTGATCCACATTGTCGTCCTTGTTCCTCTGGAAGTTCTTCTCGCTGCCTATGAGCTTCGCCCGTATGCCGTTCTCCCTCAATATCATGTTCCCCAGTATCTCGGTGTCGGGCCAGTTTGGCCTATCGGGATGCGCGGCCTGGTTGCGCAGGCCGCATATGGACGCTAGGCGCCTCATGCTCCATCCAAACCCTATTCGGTCAAGCGTGGGAACGTGGTACATGGTGGCAGTGTGGCTGACCATACCTTTCCAGTCGTCGTGGTGCCGAGGGCTCATCTCGTAGCCAACGACGGGACTCATTCCTCTCTCCTCGTCGCCGCACATGGACAGCATCCATTCAAGGAAGTCCCTGCGCATGAGAAAGGCGTCGGAATGGGTCGCGAACATGTAATCCGTCCTGCACAGGCTCTGGGCCATGTCCATGGCCACCGAAACGGGGTCAGATGGATGGATCGTCCCGTTGTGACGAATGCAATGGACTTCTAAATCTTCCGAATGCATGTCCAGAATCTTGTCCAAGCTTTCCTTCTGGCTGCCCGTGTCTACCACCACTATGTATGGACGCTCGGTCTGGAGCCGGAGGAGTTCCACACAGAGACCCAAGGAATCATGGGTGTCTATCACGGGTATTACGGCCGTGACCTTGTAATCCCAAGGCTTCACCGCCAAGTCGCCTTGCCAGGGCAGATCGTTTATGTCCCTGTTCCTAAGAGGAGCGACATTTTGGAACTTCATACCCTAATATAAGGGTAGTCCCTGCCATTTTTGGAGGTTTTATGCAATTGAGACACGCGACGGTCGTTGTCGACGGAAGGTGCCTCGACCTGCTCCTCACCGAAGAGGAGATTTCGGAGGCTTTCGCGAGGAGCCTGAAGGAGGAGAACATCGGGCTCATCGACAAGGAGAAGTGCTGCACCTGCTGGCCGGCAAACAAGCCCCCGGAATGCCCGTTCTGGAGGAAGATACTCGGCATATGCCAGGAGTGCGAGCTATAGACTGCCGCGTCTCGGCTCTTCTTTCCGTCGTGTCCTCCCCCGGCGCCGTGCGGGGCTACGAGGAACTAGAGCGATGCTACCGATCTATGAACCTGGCCGCGGAGGCTGATGTCATAGGCCTAATCATTTCGGAAAAATTCCGTGCTGACACTGCAGATTCTGACGAGGAACAACGCCTCGACGAGAGAGAAGTGCCTTGAGTCGGTGCGGCCTCTGGAGAGCCGCATCTACGGATCGGACATGGGGTCGGACGACTCCACGAGGGAGATATGCAAATCCTTCGGGGCCGAAGTGACGGAGACCCAATTCAGGGGCAACCTTTCGGACATTCGCAACGAAATGGTCGCAGAAGGAGCCAACTTCTACCTGGAGCCATGGGAGATTCTGGCGAGGGGGCACGAGGAGTTGGCGGCGTTCGGCGGGAATGCAGCCGTGTACGTTGTGGCATCCGGAGTGGTGTCGAAACAAGTAAGACTGTGGCGGGATGGCAGATTCACGAACCCCGTTTTCGAGCACGTGGATGTTCGGGCCGAGGTCAGGCCCGACATAGTGGTGGTGGCAAATGGGCAGCATCCGGACGAAAGGCGGAGGAACACGGAGGCCTGCCGAAGATGGGCGGATTCAAAGCCGACCTCGCCCGAGCCGCACTACTACCTGGCCTGTTCCAGGCTGGCGGAGGGGGACATCGATGGCTTCTTGATTGCCTATACGAAGCATATGTCTTTGAAGAGGGAGGGCGACGAGTCATCTTTGCTGATGGACTACTACTTCGCTAGGGCGAAGGCCTCCAAAGGCGCGTTCGAGGAGGCGTCGAGGAAGGCGCTCAAGTGCATCGCCGCGGCCCCTTCGTTCGCCGAATTCTGGTGCCTTATGGGCGACATGCTGTTCTCGAGGGGCAAGTACCAGAAGGCCAGGCACATGTACGAGAATGCGAGAATAGCAGGAAGGATGAGGCCGAGCGACGATCTTTTTCCCGTGGAGCTTTCGAAGTACGGCGAATATCCGCGAGAAATGGAGCGCAGGTGCTTAGAGGCAGAAAAGGCGTCCGTTCTGGTGTCCTCCGGCGTGCCCAGGCGAGATAGATAAATGCGGGTACAACACGGAGGTGATATTGCCCAAATACTCAATGACAATTCTCTTCAAGAACTCCTGCGTGCGGGAGTCGGTGGAGGTCGAAGCCGAAAGCCCGAACGAGGCCCTCGCGGAATGCGATACGCGAGTCTCCCAGATGATCGAAACGATCAGGCGTAGAGAGAAGAGGAACGTATTCGTGAGCAAGGAGCCATGCGGGTGCGAGGCCGCGACTTCAGAAGACCAAATCTAGTTCATTTATCACGACGGTCACCTGGTCGTTCCACCTCGCCACGTCCAACTGCTTCCTGCCGGGTCCGAGCCCAGAGAGCTTGGCCTCTAGATCGTCAACATGGCAGTTTATGACCGTCCACCTGTTATGGGCCATAGCCTTGACCTCTTCGTCGGGGTCTGTCGGGGCCTTGCCGGGGTAGTACCGAGACAGCTGTTCGCGACAGTCCCTCATTATCTTCCTGTAGAGGGGTATGTGGCAGGCGCAGCCGGGGTTTCCCAGGAACTCGTCGACCTCCTTGGACATCGACTTGGGGAGCGACATCCGGAACCTAGAGTCCTTGAGAGCGTTCTTCACGTCACCCAGCGATATCTTGCTGTCCATTCAACTCCTCCAGGAAGCTCTTCTGGAACTCTGTGTGCTGCAGCATCCAGGCCTCGTTCTCCGACTTGGTTCGCTCCTCCTTTGCCTTGAGGTCGATGTCCGACTGCGGGTCGGGGGCCTGGCGGGGCGCGATCGCCCGGCCGCATTTTGGGCACCTGAACTTTCTGGCGCTCATCGTGTCGTTGCCGAGCTCGGTCAGACCTGAATTATCCAGGTCGGACACCCTCTTCCATCCGCACGCCTGGCACAGAAAGATGGATATTTTGTTAGGCATCTTCTTCCACGCCCAGAATGCTCTTGGCCTCTAGGTAGTTCATGTAGGTGGCCGATATGGTGGCGAGGTAGCTTCCGGCGAGACCGCACAGGAAGACTTCCGCCGGCTCCCTGCTGACAACCAAGTATCCGCAAAGGAAGCCGACCCACGTGCCCGAGCACTGGTAGCAGGACACGAGCTTCGAAAACCACGCGATCCCCGACTTGTCTATTAGATCCCTGACTGGCTTGAAGATCGTGGCCGGGTCGACAATCATGTTCGTTAGCCCGACCGTGGCCAGTGCAAATAGGACAAGTCTGCAGGTGTCCGACATCTCTATCTCCAAATTGTCATCCTCACGGTATCGCCGTCCCGCGACGCGCTGAACCCGGCGTAGTCCGATATGTTGCTCATGTCGGGCAACTCTCCGCAGTCGAATTCGATGTTGACCACGGGCCTCAGGCTGGCTTTATCGATAGTAACGGGCTCGCCGAAATGGTCAGACAGCGCGGCTTCGTGAATCTCGCCGGCCGCCTCTAAGAACTCGACGAGGGCCCTGCGCCCGGTCGGCCTGAGGGCGGGACTTAGCCTGCTTATGGCCCACTGGTCTCTGAGGCGGGTCAGGTCGCCCATCCTCCTCCATGCGGAGGAGTCCTCGAACACCACCTTCTCGACGTTAGCTATTCCTATGACCATGCGTCTTTTTTTTGTGAGCTCAGACTAATGTAGTTGTGAGAGGCGGACAAAGCCTTTCGTCCGGGCACAAAAAAACACATCCAATAGGGGGAGATAAATGGCAGACGAATCATTCAGGCCGCAGCGGAGGCAGATCACCGAGGGCGAGATAGAGTCCACCCAGAACGCAGCGGAGCAGCTCGCGGAAATGGCCGAGATGAGGCGCAGGGCGGCCGAGGAGGTCGGCGACGACTTCGAGCAGCCGGCGGGCGAGATCGGAGCCAGGGTGAAGGGCAACATTCCCGAGGCCTTCAAGCAGGCGGTGAAGTCCCAGTCTGGTTCGAAGGCCCAGGCGGCCCCCAAGCAGCAGCAGCAGCAGCAAGAGATGCGAGTGACCGGGAGCGGCAGGCTCGAGGAGCTCATCGCCGGTATCGGCGCCAGGGGCAGCATGATTTACGAGCGCGTGGAGCTGCCCTCGAAGGGCAAGTTCTACGACGGCGAGGACGGGCCGGCCGACGGTGTCATCCACCTCCGTCCCATGACCGGGGAGGAGGAGGAGATTCTTGCGACGCCGCGCTTCGTGAAGAAGGGCCAGGCGATAAACATGATCTTCAACAGGTGCATGAAGGAGCAGTTCGACTCGTCGAACTTCCTCACGCAGGACAGAACCTACATGCTGATATACCTGCGAGGCATATCGTACACGCCGGAGTACGACGTCGAGATCAGAGACCCCGACACGGATCAGACGTTCGCCACGACCATCAACCTGAACGACCTGTACGTGGACTACTGCGACGCGAACTTCGGGGCGGAGAACCTCGAGGACGCTCTGCCCGTGACGGGCTACAAGTTCCGGTACAGGCTGGCCCTCGGGAAGGACGAGCAGATCATACAAGACCACAGGGAGAGGCGGGCGAAGAACTTCGACCTGTCGGGACAGGCGGACGACACGCTGCTCTACAGGACGGCCCACCTCATAGAGGAGATCGAGGGGCTCTCGGACAAGAGCGAGATACAGACGCT